CCCAGGCCCTGCTGGGCCTGCCGGACCGCCCGCCGAAACAGCACCTCCTGCGGCGTAGCCGTGGCGCTCCCGTTTACAGGTGCTTGGACGGAAGTCATCGGGGACGCGAGCGTGCCCGTTGCGGTTGGTGTGTATCTGCGGACCCACAACTGCCACGTACACACGTGCTGGCGTCTGTCTTGGCACCCAGACCCTGACCACGGGCATCCTGTGTGCCGGAAGCACCATCCTGATTACAAACGAATAGGAGCAAAATGAGTCAACACGCCTACGGGCGATTCCACGTAGCAGAGGCACCATCCGCACTACGCGCACTCCACTTTCACACGGAGGAGACGATGCTGCGGCCCGTAGACTGGGAGCCCAAGGTCGGCGTACTCGACCAGGAGGACCTGCTTGCACAGGGCATCCGCGTCTCACAGTTCATCCCTGGCGCAAAAGACGTCGACGCGCTCGGATCATGTACAGCCAACGCGACGACGGGGAAGCTATCCAGCATCCTCTCACCTCCGGAGTTCGTCCGGTTCACTGGTTCGACTTCAGCCGCTCCGTACGATGATGTCGTGGCAGCGGAGAAGGGTGCGATCCGCTTCTACCACACGTGCACGGACCAGACGGGCAAACCAGCGGAAGAGTGGCCGCCCACCGACTGCGGGTCAACCGGCGCTTACGTGGTACAGGAGCTGGTCCGACAGGGCCTGGCAAGCGGCGCTAAGATCGCCGTCGGCGCCACGAACATCGTGTCGCTGTTGCAGCAGGGCTCGCTGATCGTCGGCCAGCCGTTCCTCAATGCCTGGGAGGAGCCGAACGCCGCCGGCTTTATCGACGGTAACGGGTCCGTGACCACACTGAAGCAGCAGATCGCTGGCGGCATCGCTGGCGGGCATGAGACGATCCTCACCGCCATCGAGAAGCTCGTCCTCACCAGGACCGGAGCTATCGATGCGGCTAAGACGATCATCCGCTTCCGCAACAGCTGGGCAAAGGGTTGGGGCGACAACGGCTCCTACCGCGCGCACCTCAGTACGTACATCGCCCTCAGCGGTTACTGCGATTTTCGCCTCGTGCTACCAAAGGTGTATAGTAGCTAAGGACTAACCAGTCACCTAGCTAGGAGGCCAGAAGAATGACAGAACCCACCACCACGCCGACGCCTGCAGCAAAGGCCGTCGGTGGTTTGACCGTCCTGAAGAATCTCCTCGCGGAGATAGCCACGCTGCAGCGCCCTGTGACGGCGTCAGCAGTCGCGGTCTTCATCCTCGCCTTGATCCCCGGTGTGGGGCTCACGGTAACTGAGGCGACGGCGATCGTGGCCGGTGTCGGTGCGCTTGACGCAGCCTTGACGCAGGTCGCGAAGTAGCAGGACAGTGCGGTGCGGGGTTGGTCTGGATGCCAACCACGCACCGCTACTCTATCTAGGAGGTAAGAATGGCTGCTGCCAAACAGGATCTGTCCGAGTTCTACAAGTACAGCAAGCCCAAGCGCCCGCCTTGCCGTATCGGGCACGCGCTTGAGTTGATTGAAACCGGCGAAGATGACTCTGCCTCACCGAACGTGAAAAAAGGGGACGCCAAGAGGCTACGAGCTGCGCTCGACGTAGACAAGAACTTGATTCCGGCTGCTGCGATTATCACGTGGCTCCAGACCCGGGGGAACGATACCGTCACCAACGTATCACCCATCACCACCCACCGCAAACACACCTGCACCTGCTACGACGACTGAAAGGGAACCGATGAACGAGAACGAGGATCTTAGTGAGTTCGAGGCGTTGACGGAGGTAGAGGATCTTCGTAACACACTCGGCCGTACGCAGGCGCAGTTGAAGAAAGCGAAAGCCAAGAGCGAGGCGCTTGCGGAGGCGACGTACCGTGGCGCACACGACGCGATGCTCGCGCTCGGAGCGCTCCCCAAGGTCTCCAACTACAAGCGGGCCGATAGCGCGCCCAGCGACAAGCATGAGGTAGCGCTGTGGCACCTCACGGACTGGCAGGGCAGCAAGACGACGACCACGTACAACTCGAAGGTCATGCGCGAACGTGTGCTGAATTATTGCGACAAGGCCGCGCTGTTGACAGGCATACAACGAGCACACCATCCGGTCGATAAGTGCGTGATCATGTTCGGCGGGGACATGGGTGAGGGTTTGTTTCAGTTCCCGCAGCAGGTGTTCGAGATAGACGCCACGCTGTTCCAGCAGTATGCGCAGATCGCGCGCCTTGAGGTGGAGGTTGTGCGGCGTGCGCTGGCGATCTACGACGAGGTCGAGGTCATCGCTGAATGGGGCAACCACGGGCGCATTGGCAGCAAGCGCGCCAACGTGCCGCTCAACGATAACTTCGACCGCATGGCGTACGAGTTTGCTAGGACGCTGATCGCTGAGAGCGCTGACGCACCGCGCGTCAAGTGGGAGGACTGCCCAGAGGACATGCAGCACGTGGTCATCGGCAACTACCGCGCGCTGTTGATCCACGGCGACGAGGTGGGGCGTAACGGCTTCGCCTCCCGTAACACGATCGTGAACCACGTAGGCCGCTGGCAGTCGGGCGCCATCGACTTTGAGTTTCGTGACGCATACTACGGGCATTATCACAACCACAGCGAGGACTCGCTCCCCAACGGTTACGGCACCGTGTTTGGTACAGGCAGCCCTGAGAGCGACAGCCGCTACGCCAGCGTAAGCGTCGCTGCCGGCAGCAGGCCCTCACAGCGTTTGCACTTCATCGATCCAGCCAAGGGCAGGGTGACGGCTCAGTACCGGGTCTGGCTAGACGACTAGACGTGTGGTAGGATTACACCGCCGTTCCTTCCTTCAGGCGAGGTCGACCTCCTTTCGGTCGGCCTCGCTTTTTTCGTTCCCTCTTGCCTTAGCTGGTAGTGTTCTGCTGATGAGACGATGCGTCGTATGCGACCAGGACAAGCCGATGGGGGAGTTCTATCTGTTCCGGGGGAAACCAACCGCTCGCTGTATACCGTGCATCAAGGCCCGCCGTAAAGAGCTGCGCGCTGAGCATCGAGGCGACGACTACAAGTTCAAGCGCGCCATCAACAGCACGGGCGCTCGCGGCGTGACGATCCTCAAACGCAAGAGCGGCCAGACCGTGTACCGCGCAAAAGGAACGCTCGACGGTAAGCGGATACACCTGGGAAACTTCGAGGACGTACTAGACGCCATCTGCGCCGCCAGCGACTTCCGTATCCAACACGATCTCAACAAATGACCAAACCAAAGCTGATGGAGCACCAGATCGCCGGCATCGAGTTCCTCCGCGAGTACCAGCGGGCGGCCCTTTTCGATGAGCCTGGGCTTGGAAAGAGTATCCAGGCGCTCAAGGCTGCGGTCGAGCCTATACTGGTGGTCGCCCCTGCGATGGTAATTGACGGTGGGGTCTGGGATGACGAGATAGAGAAGTGGGCGCCGGGGCTTGACGTGACGCAGCGCTCCTATCATTCGATCATCCAAAAGGACGGGCGCAAGCACACCGGCGATCTGTTGCCGGAGCTGCGCCGCGAGTGGGGGACGGTCATCGCAGACGAGGCACATTATCTCAAGGGCAGGAAGACCTTCTGGACGCAGGCGTTCAAGAAGCTACGCTCCGAGCGCATGATCCTGCTGACCGGCACACCGCTTCCGAACTGGGCTCACGAGGCGTTTGTGCTGCTGCAGTTGCTCTACCCCGACGAGGCCAAACCAGGCGGGCGGCTCGGCAGCTATTGGTGCTGGGTCGAAGAGTGGTTCGAGATCGGTGAGCAGTACGGCAAGGGCGGCGTGGTTGTATCCGACCACGTGGTAGGCGACTTCCGCAAGGACCGCGAGTGGGAGGACTTCATCAGCGAGAACTGGCAGGATCGGATGCTGCTGCGACTGCGCAAGGACTGCCTTGACCTGCCGCCGCTCACCGAACAGATGATCCGTGTCGACATGGTGCCCGCTCAAAAGAAAGCGTATCGCGAGCTGAAGAAGGATTTCGTCACGTGGCTCGATTCTGGCGAGGAGGTCGCTGTGTGGTCGCAGGCCGGCCAGCTAGTAAAGCTCGCCAAGTGCGCCACAGGGTTGGAGAGCCTCGCAGATAGCGGCACGGGCTCAGGCAAGCTCGACGCGCTCCAAACGCTACTGACCGACCGGGATCTACCCAGCCTAGTGGTGGCGCACTTCAGATCGAGCGTGGCGGCATGTGCGGTGCGCGCCCGGGCTGCCGGCAAGTCCGTGGCGATCGTGGACGGCGGCACGTCGAAACCACAACGCACCGCACACGTCCGGGCGTTCCAAGCCGGCAAGGTCGACGTACTATGCGCGACCATCGACACTATCTCCGAGGGGCTTACGCTCAACGCCGCAGACCAGGTCATCAAAGTCGAGCGCAGCTGGCGCCCCAGCCGCAACGAGCAGGTGCTGCGCCGCATACACCGCATCGGACAGGATAAGCCCGTCACGGCCATCGACCTCGTGACCCGCGGTAGCGTCGATGAGCGAGTTCTAAAGGTGCTGGCCGGTAAGCAAGACCAACAAATGAAAGCTCTAGGCCGCGAGCAGCTTCGAGACCTCGTCTAGTACAAACGGCCAACTTCGAGATCTCCCCTTGACGAACGCTTCGAAGTGTGCGATATTAGAACCCCATGAAGCACACACCACACACCGAGGCTCAGGAGGCCACCATGCTACTCACCACCACACTCAGCACAGGCAAGGCCATCCTGATTGGCCGGCACGGTTGGGCTCAGCCCGACACGCAGCATGACCAGCTAGGGCGCCTGACCCGCGCGGAGCAGGACGAGGCTTGGGGCCCTCGTCAACGTTCGCTGCGTGGCCGAAGCACAGGTGCAGGCATGACCAACAAACGACCATACGACCAGGAGCGCGAGCTGCAGCTGCAGGGCAAAGACCCCGCGACGCTGCGAGCACACGGCATCGATATCGAGACCGACGATGGGTTGCCGCAGGACAAGATCATGTACAACGGCATCCTTTACACGATCGAGCACAGGTCCGGCCCGGGTGCCCTGGTGCGCCAGCGCCTGACCTACCAGCAGATAATCGACCGGGAGGCATGATGACACACGAGGAGCACATAGCCGCTTACTCAGAAGGTATGGAGAACGCCTACAAGGCAGTCCGCGATGAGGTGGAGTGGCTCAGAGGTAACGGGTGTCTGACTGAGCGAACTGAGCACGCGATGACCCGGGCCGGCGTGTATGCAAACGCTGAGAGCCGAGACAACGTCGCACGTTTCAATGTCGACCGCGTGACGGCTGCGGGTTACTGATGGGCGGAAAACGTATACTCGACCCCTTCGAGCCCGGCATCGAGCTGGAGGAGCGACAGGACCGGATGCGCGGCTACGTGCTGAAGCTTGAGCGAACGTACGGGGGGCAATCCTGGTACGAAGACCTGACCGTGACATCGCTCTCCGCATTTGACGAGACTTCTGGTATCCTGACCTTGTTCGCTCTGACAGGAAGACAACCCAAGAACTTTGACCCGTACCGCGAGTGCGGGCAAGCGCGCACCATCAACATCAACGAGATCATCAAAGTAAAACGAAACAAACTAGGAGGCCACACCATGGCAACTGCAACGAAGACCAAGGCGAAAGCCACGAAGACCAAGGCAGCACCGAAAGCGAAAGCGGCCGCGAAGCCGAAGACCGCTGCCAAGGGCAACCGCCACGAGAAGCGCGAGCAGGCGCTGGCGCTGCGTAAGCAGGGCAAGACGTACAAAGAGATCCAGATCGCGGTTGGCTTTGCCAACGCGGGCGCAGCCTGCAACGCCGTCAAACGCGCGCAGGCTGCTG